CATTATAGTACTGCCCTACTGTTAGAAGCCCTTCTTGCAAGTTTACGAACCGAGGATGTAAATGGTCGACCTTCAATTCGTCCTGTTCTACCGTTAATTCTCAGCCCTCTTGCGAAGTACTGGTTGTTCAATTCGTCAGCACCTGACCATCTAATTCTACCTCCATCCTCTGATAGGACCGAAGCTGTTGCTGAAATTGCTGAACCAACGTTTCTGAAGTTGAGCGGTAGTGCGTTTCTGTTAACACCCGCAGAAGCTCCGTTAAACTGGTGAGCAATAGATTCAACAAGTGAACCAAATGTTAAGAAGTCCGGTCTCAAAACAGTATCAATAAGAACGTTATCAATTAACTCTGTGACCATTGTTCTATGTTCAGTATCTGGTGCGATATTGTTATTTATATAGGTTTTCATCTGCGACCAAGCACCACTGAATGAATCTAGAAGATCGGTGTTGTTTGCGCCAACTGTGCCCCATGCCACTCCAGTCCAGTAATAGATTGTACCATCGTAACGGTTTCCATTATTATCGGTTGGAATGATATATGCATCCCAGCGCTTTAGATCATCTGTATCAAGAGCATCGCGTGCTGTAATATTTTCTACGGTTCCCTTAAATCTTAGTTTACGCCAGTTAGTAAATGTTGCTGGTGGGTTGAAGACTGGGAATACGTGCTGTGCATCAATGTTAAAGAATGCAGCCGCGTAAGATCGTACTGATTTATCACCGCCTGCGCCTTCACCTGAGTAAGATAAGCTTGGGTTCAAGCTTGCATCTTGAGTTTTAAAGTCGTTAATAATAACTTTAATCAGGTTATTTGCATCACGGTAAGTTTTCGGTAAGTCGATAAACTTATATTCAGATGTGATAAATCTCTGTACTTCACGCTGTAGACGACGCTTGTTATTTAACAAGATATCTCTTGAGAATCTGAACGCTTTGTTTGTATCATCTTCCCATGTAAAGTCTGGTTCAACCAATGGTCCCAAGTACTTCGGTGAGTTGTAGTAAAGAGCATTGTAGAAGATCATACCATTATCGTATGCTTGCTTCGCTCTTTCTTCGTCACCCATTTCTGGGCGAAGTTTCTGACCCGGGTAAGAACCTGTTACAACATCACGGATGATTTCACCTAGACGGCGATAAGATTGTGCTGTTGCGACTCTTGTATTTTCTGGAATGCGTAGTTCATTGTTCCAGTAGTAGAAGTCAGCGTTCCATCTTGATGCCGCGTTACCACCGTAGTTAAGGTCGTAGCTGATAGCGTCAATGATGTATCCTGAGTCTCTGCGACATTTTGCTTTGCTGTAGTCAACGATTGTAAAGTTATCTTTAATGTGTTGTACTACGTCGTCAGCCAAGAAGTCAAGATTTTCATCAATCTCGTCAGCTGCCCATACTTTGCTTGCATCAACCCAAGATGTATCTGGTTCAATAAGTTCTGGTACAGCATCCAATCCATCTCTACGGATTGCTTCTTCGACGATACGAATTAGATCTGCTGCCCATTCGCCTTCAGTTTCTGTTGCTGCCGTGCCTGAAACATCTTGTGCTGTTGTAGTGTAGCTTGACGATGTATCAATTTCTTGAATAATATCGCTTACCAAGTCTGCCATCTTATCATAGAAGTCAGCTGTTTGCTGGCGTTGATCAAATGGTAGTACACTTGTTGCGTTGTCAAAGTACATGTTAGCCGAAAGTCTTGTTGCATAGTTTGTAACGTGCTGTGTATCGAACGAGATTGCATCAACGATGATACCAACGTCACGGCGGCATTTTTCTTTCGGATAGCTGATGCCGTTGAATTCGCTTGAGATGAAGTTAACCATGCTTGTGACCAGATCTTCAAGCTCATCATCAACCTTATCTTTTTCTGTGATAAATTCTGATGGTACCCAGTTTGTAAATGGCTCAACTCTTGCAGGTAGATTATCTGGATTTTGATCTCCAGTAATATTTGCGATCATTTCGCCAAGTTCTTTTACTTCAGCCGCGATTACTCTACGTGCTGCCAACTGTGTCTTATCTTGTGTAAATGAGTTACCGGATGTTTTAGTTACATCTTCTGCTCTTACGATATCATGCATGACTTGCGCCATATGCATGAATGCTTTCTTAGTTGGTTCGCGCTGTTCTTTTGGCAATGTGCTTACTGCATTTACGAAGTAAATCTGTGAGTTGTTCCACATTGCTGAGTTACCACCGTATTGAATATCATGGGAGATTGCATCAACCATGTATCCAGTATCACGACGGCATTTAGCTTGATCGTACTCTAGGTAATCGAACTTTTTCTGTAGATAATCATTTACGCCGGCAGCCAATGTTGCTTTTCTTCCGGTTACAATGGCAGCATTTGTTGCATCGTATCCACTTCCTGTTGAGTTCGGATCTGGCTCGATTGCAGCTGGCATATTAATGAGTGAATCTTCAGAAATAATATCTGCTACGATTTCCCATAGTCCAGGAATTGTATTAGCTTGTACAGCATTCGCCGCGTTGAATCCAACAGTGACCTGATTTTCAGCATTAGATAGAGATTTAGAAACAGTCTGCTTCAGTACAACTTGCTTAGCAACTTCGCCGAGGTGCTCAAATACATCCGCTGTTTGCGCTCTTTGACCAGCTGGTAGACCAACGTTAACGCCTTCTTCGAAGTACAGTCTTGCTACATCTCTCATTGCTACGTTTGAGCCGTGGATGATGTCAAATGATACAGCGTCAATCATGAAGCCAATATCACGACGACATTTAGCTGTATCGTATGTAAGCGATGGATAGTTAACTGAGATGTATGCGATACCTTCTTCAACCAAGAAGTCTCTGTTTAATCTCATACCCGCTTCACAGTTTTGTGAACTTACATTTTGGAATGCTGTTCCAAAGTTATATGTTGGCGCACTGCTTGTTCCGTTCTTCATAATATCGATGATATTGTCGAACGATGCTTTTGCTGCTGTAAGCGCTGTGCCTGACAATCTTGGCTCAACATCATCTCTTAGATATTTGATTGCCTCGATTGTTTCAGCTAATTGCTCTTCAATTACTTTATCAGTATTTGTTGTACCTGCGCGATATGATTTACCTGCGTAAATACCAGCATAGTTACCATTTGTTTGTACATCTCGCTTAACAGCATCTAGAATATATCCGACGTCTCTTGCACATTTGTCTTCATCATATGTAAAGTATTCATCATTAATGTATGCAACAACTTCGTCTTGAATAAACTCTTTGTTTTTCTGAAGTGCTTTACGAGCAAACGTTCTGCTTGGTTCGATAAGCGGAGCTGTATCTGTATTGGCAGTTGGTAGATCGCGCAGAGTTTGCTGACCTTTCGAGAAGTCTAACGAACCTTGATAATCTGGGATTACTAAGCGATCATCGACAACTGCAGAGATGATATTTGCAAGACGTTTTGCTTCAGTACCGGTTGCAGCCGATGCTGCAGTTCCTGTTGTGACTTGGTTTTCGTCGTTGCCTGTTGTTTTTGTAACCGCTGTTTCTTGAACAACATCTTCAATTACATCTGCAAGGTGCTCAAACGCAAGTCTTGTTGGTTCACGTTGCTCGTATGGAAGAACATTAACCGCGCCTTCGAAGTAGTATCTTGCAGCATTTACTGTTGCTTCTTCACCACCATATGATAGGTCTTCAGTAAGAGCATCTACAATGTAGCCAACGTCGCGAGGACATTTATCTTCTTGATAAGCAAGGCCGTTATATTCTTCACGGATGAAGTCAATAATCTCGTATTGATACTTTTCGGTTGAACCCCAGATTTCCTCGTACTGTGCATTAATATCAGCATCGTATCCAGTACCAGTTAATGGAGGTTCTTTAAATGTAGGAGTTGTTAGTCCAGTATCTTTACCATCGGTGCCATAACCTGGCCCACCTGATACATAACCCACTGTATCTTCGTAACCCTCAGAACCAAATGTTTCTTTATAGTTATCTTCTTCAATGATGTCTGAAATTGTCTTAAACAATCTCACAACTTCATTTGCAACTTCTGGGTTTACAGATGGACGGAATACACCGTTTGTTCTGACGTAAGTGTGTACTCCAGTATAACCTTTTGCATCACCTACGTCAAGGGTAAATGTGTTTGTATCAGCATCTACAATTTCACAAGGTGTGTTAAAGTATGGGTCAGTTGCACGTGGATGGCTGATCTGTGTATTTGCAACAGATGTATTTGAGCAAGAGAACGTGATTGCTCCTTCCTCCATTACAACCCAATCGCCCTCTTCTAAACCGTGTCCGTTGACGGTGACAGTCATCAATCCAGTAATAGGATCGTATGTGGCATCCGTTGGAGTCATCTCATTATTTGAGGCGTTGAATACTTGAGTTTCTGGAGTTTGTAGAGTTACAACTTCTTCTCTAACAATCTGACCTGCAAGATTTGCAATGTGTTGATATGCAGCTGCTGTTTTTGGCTTTTCTTCTTCAGCCAATACAGATGCCGCGTTGTCAAAGTAAACTCTTGCATTACCTAATGTTGCAGCATTTGAACCGTGCTGAACGTCCCATGATACTGCATCGATGAAGTAACCTAAGTCACGTTCACAATCTGCTTCGTCATATGTAAAGTCTGGATATGTATTAGCCATCCAAGATGTAACTTCGTCTTGAAGTACTGCTTTGTTTGCTTGCAGTGCTTTTCTTGCAGCCAAAGTATCTTCTGATACGTATCCATCACCGTATGTAATGATGTCTGCATTTGATGTACCATTTTCCATAATTTGGACGATTTCATCAAACGCTGTGTTTGCTCTTGCTTCTGCATCACCGCTTAAGATGTCCGCAGCAACTTGATCTCTCAGCCAACGAATTGCGCCAGCAGTTTCTGTAAGCTGCTCGCTAATTACTGTGTTTGCCGAAGCATTACCTGAACGATAAGCATAACCTGCAAAGATAGAGTTAATGTTTGAGTCTGTTGCCATATCACGACGTACTGCGTCAAGGATATAGCCTGTATCTCTCATGCAACGCTTATCGTCATATACAAAGTAGTTATCTCTAATCCAAGCATCAACTTCAGCTTTTAAGAACTCTTTGTTATCTTGAAGTTGTTCAGCAGCATTAATCTTATCACGAGTAATGGTTGAACGCATCTTAATTACAGAGCCATCTTCTGCTGATACGAATGTGTGGTTATTTGCATAGCCGTTAGGTACTGAACCAGTGTTGACTGTAATTGTTGTATTAGATACAGCTGTGACTCGGATTGGCTTCTGATAATTAGGTTCACCAATACGTGGGTGGCTAATTTCTGAAGTTACACCGCCATTTGCACATTCAAATACAACTGACTGTGGCTTAAATTCGATATGATCATCTACTTCAAATCCGTGATCAGCACCAAGCGTGATTTCCATTACACCAGTATCTGGTGCATATGTTGCTGTTGTTGGAGTATGATATGAATCAACTTTTGCCGGATCTGTAAAGTAGATTGCATTAACATCGATACAATCATTTTCTGCTGATACGAATGTATGAGCTTCACGGTAACCATTTGCGTTACCTACATTAACTGTAATCGTTGTTCCTGTTGCGGCTGTAATTCGTACTGGCTCGCGATATGCAGGTTCACCAACTCTTGGGTGTGTAATCTCAGTAATAATAGCTGAGTTAGTTGTATTTGCACAAGAGAAGGTAATTGAAGAATCCGCGATGTTGATCCATTTGCCAACTGGCAAGTTGTGCTGACCAATTGTCAGTACCATGTCACCAGAGATTGGATCGTATGTTGCCGTTTGCGGAGTAAACTTACCGTTGTAAATCGTTGTGACTTTAATTGCATCTGGCTCAGCATATTCAAATGTTTGAGCGGCAGTGTAAGTACCAGAGTCACCAACATTTACTGTAATCGTGTTAGCTGTAATAGCTGTAATTGTAAGATCTGTTTCAAACGCTGGATCAGTTGTACGAGGATGCGAAATTTCAAATGTACCAGAGCTGTTTGCGCAAGAGAATGTCATTGCACCAGCTTCAATCTGGATTGTTTCACCAATTCTTAAATCGTGATCCCCGATGGTAATTTCCATAACACCGGTATTTGAATTATAGTCAGCAGCTGTTGGAGTAAATCTTCCGCCGTTGTGACCATATTCTTTTACGCCATTTAGTTTAGCTCTTACGAAAGTATGTGCGGCAGTGTATCCGCCAGCGTTACCTACGTTAACTGTAATTACGTCGCCATTTACAGCCGTAATTGTTTGAGGAGTTCTAAATACGTTTGTATCAGATTCTCTAGGATGTGCAAGTTCAACAACTTCTCCGGTTGAAGTGTTTGCGCAAGAGAACGTTACGGCACCTTCGTCAAATACGATTTGATCTCCAACCTCAAACGTGTGGTTGTTTAGAGTCAGTGTCATAACACCAGTAGATGGGTTGTAAGTAGAATCTTGCGGAGTATATTGACGTCCGCCTGGAGCCATGATGTGCAAAATTTCGTCGTAAGCTCTTTCTACGCGATCTTCAAATACACCGCCTAGTAAGTCGACTGTTTCTACTTTAAGATGCTCAATTGCACCTACTGTTTCTGGTAGCTGATCGTTAATTGTAACTGCAGCAGTTGCACCACGATATGCAATACCTGATTGAACAGCGTTGTAGTTTGTGCCAAGCTGTGCGTCTCTTAATACAGCTGGTACAATGTATTGCTTCATGTCACGTTGGCATTTTGCTGAATCGTAGAAGAACCATTCGTCATCTGCCCAGCCCATCATATAATCTTGGATGTACTTTTTGTTAGCTTGCAATTGCTTACGAGCATTACGCTTATTAGCTGGAATGTTTGAATCGTCACTGAATGTAATTTCTGATCCAAGCTCGATTACTGCACCATCAAGAGCTTCTACGAATGTGTGTTTACCTTTATATCCTGTTGAGCCAACATTTACTGTAATTGTATATGCAGTCTTAGATGTAATTGGTAGAGCAGACTTGAACGCAGGATCTGATTTTCTTGGATGTACTAATTCAATTTTGTTGCCATCAGTATCACAAGTAAATGTGAATGATTCTGGCATCAGTAGAATATATCTTCCAACCTCAAGATTGTGAGGTGTATTAAATGTAATTACAAAGTCGCCAGTTGCTGTGTTATAATCAGCATCGATTGGATCGAAACGCTGGCCGTCTTGTTTTAGAATTGAAATAATTTCATTAAACTTTTCATATGCATCGGCAGCAAATGGTGCAGAGTTGGCTTCAACAATATCATCAGTTGATTTACGCAATCTTTCGTATGCTGAAATTGTTTCGTCTCTTTGCGCACCGATTACGTTCTTGGCTGCCTTAAAGTAATAAGCATTACCTGCTGTAACTGAGTTGTAATTTGTATCTAATAGAGTATCGTACTTAACAGCTGGTAAGATAAATTCGCGAACGTCGCGCTTACATTTAGCTGAGTCGTATGCAAAGAAGTTTGGATTATTATCTAACCAATCAATAAATTCTTCAATGATAAACTCTCTGTTATCTTGAACAACTTCACGAGCTCCAGTACGAGGACCAACTCCCGTATCTGCAAAGATAATACTGTTGGCAACTGGCTCTCCGTTTTGCAATACGTTTAGTGTTTCGTTGAGCGATTTACCTACTCGATCATTTACTTGGCTATTTGCGTTCTCAAAGATAAATTCAATTTCATCTTTAAGGTGCTCAATAGAACCTACAGTTTCTGTAAGCTGTTCATTCACAACTACATATGAGATTGGCGAACGATATGTAATACCGTTTAGGCGACCCCAATAGTTTGAGTTTGTTGCAACGTCGTAACCAACGTTATCGACAATGATTCCAGTATCACGGAAACATTTATCAGCATTATAACCTTGATAGCCTAAGCCTGGGTTTCCGCCAAATCCTGTTGAAGTATTTGCAGTCAGATAATCAATCATGTTATCAATGATCTCTGGTGCAGCTTCTTCAAGCGCATCAGCAAAATCTGTATTTGCAATAAGGTTATCTTCGTCGTTTACTTTTGCAGGCTGGACGATAACGGTTTTACCGCGAGCACGCATTGAGATGTCACCGAACTGAGAACCTGAGTTGTTCAGCGTCATCTGTCCACCGTCAAGAGCAAAGAATGCCTGGCGAGTAAAGATTGACAATGAACCAATACCGTTAACACCAGCACCGTTTTTAGCGACATAGCCTGTACCGTTCTGAGTACGAGGTGTGAAACCAAAACAAAGTACGTAAGTATAAAGTGAGTCAGTATCAAGTACTGCTCTGTCTGCTAATAGACAGCCACCGCCACGACCAACTAATCTGTTCGGGAAGTCGTCGATACCAATTTTTTCAACTGTCCCTGTTCCGCCTCGCTGTGCATACAGAATATCACCAACTTCAACGTTGCCTTTCAAGTTACGAACATAAATTTGACGATCAGAATCAATGTCGTCAATATATGAAATATAACCAGTAGCACCAGATGAGAATGTAACTTCATCGTCAACTTCAAACTGAGCTTGTGCGCTATGACCTGATTCTAAGTAGAACTCTTGGCCGAGGTCAAGTACAGTACCCTTTGAGTTAAATGGGTTAAGTGGTGGTTCGACATCTAAGCGGTTAAAGTTTGAAAGCTGAGAAGAGTCACGAATATATGGGGATCTTCTCATTAGAGCGCCTGGGCGATAAGCGATTGCGAATCCGCCTTCAGGCTGGTCGAAGTTATCAACCTCAAAGTTCATGTATGAGAAACCTTGGACGTAACAGCCAGATCCAACTAGGATACCGTTTGTGCGTTCCCAACCTGGAAGTTTCTGGATTACTGTTGCGTACTGACCAGATGATGAAGTCAATGAACAATCATCTGGAAGTGCAACTGGTTCGTCTACATAATATGTACCAGGTCCACAAGAAATGTGAACCGCATTATTGATGTCGTTACGATCATAAGATCCACCAGCTTTTTCTAAAGCAATCTGAGCGGCACGCTTCAATGTACGAACTGGCTTCAGCAAAGATCCTGGGTGCTTGTCGTCACCATCTGATGCAACGTAAACTTTGAGTGCTTTTTCTACCGTGCGACCAATTTCAGTGTTTAGCTGAGCATATGTCATTTGCTCAACTTCGCCGGTCTTAGCGTTCTTAATAGCAAAGAATGAGTTATCATCAATGCCTTGGTCAAACTTAGCATTGATTTGCATATCAAAGTCGACCAGAGCAGAATCAATGATTGTGCTGTTAGCAATTTCAACTTGCTTGATTGTGCCGTCTTTAATATCTGAATTTGTAATTTCACCGCCATCAAACGATGATCTTGTCATGATGGTATTTGCTGACGTCATGTCTTCTGTTGAAGAACTTGTGATCGTCATATTTTGAGCAACTACATCATCCATTGTACCTTGGAACGATGCATCACTAATCGCGGTATTTGTAATAGTACCTTGATCAATTGTTGTGTTCGTAAAGATGTTATTATTACCAGTACCATCTGAGAAATCAGAGTCGGTAATATTTACTTCAGAAATGTTGCCTTCAGTAATGTCAAAATTGGTAGCAGTCGACTGAGTAATTGTAATATTGTTTGCAGTCGAAGATTCAATAGTACCTGATGTAAATGAAGAACCAGTAATTGTGATATTATCAGCTGTGCTATTTGCAATTGCTGTATCCCAGATGTCGCCATTTGAGAAACGAGAGTTTGTAATATCTACATTATCGAGATCTGTATCGCTGATGGTGCCGTTTGAGAAATCTGTAGTAACAATTGTTGAGTTCGAGATAGTAGCATCTTCAAGAACCAACTCGTCAATTGTAATATTTGTTAAGATTAAGTTGTTGGCAGTACCGCCTTCGATAGTAATGTTATTTTCTGTAGTATTATCAAAGACGTTATTGTTACCAGTCGAGTTATTGATAGTTGAGTCATCAATAGTCGAGTTGGTGAACACCATGTTATTACCGGTGCCATCATTAATTTCTGAATTTGTGATAACGATGTTGTTTGCAGTACCGTCATTAAATGAAGAGTCAGAAATTGCTGAATCTGTCATAGTTACATCATCTGCAGTAGCAGTGTTGATTGTAACATCATTCAGTTCTGAATCGTTTATTGTACCACGATTATAGATCGAGTCATTAATAGTAACGCCACTGAGTGTGGAGTTAAACATATTAACGCCCGAAATAGAGCCACCAGTGATTGTAATTCGATTAAATTCTTCATATTGAATAGCTTGTACTAATTCACGGCGTGTGATATTTTTAGTGCCGTCGTCACCTTGGATCAAATTTACAATGACAAAGAGGTCTTCGGATCTGGTATTGGCGCCTGTTATTGGGCCTAATTCTGAAATCTTTGACATTCAGGTATCCTTCGTTATCCCTATTCAGCGTGAGTGTTAGCAGTATTTGCTGGACTGTACCACTCGTTCTCGTTTGGTTCTGTAATATATCTATATGGGTTATTTATATCATTTGGGTCAAAGCTTGAGGGCGGTTGCGGCTTCTTTTGCCACACAGTAAATGTAATTCCACCCTGATCTTGTCCCCAGTTTCCATCACTATCTGCAACTCTTTCAGTTGTGCGCCAGGCTATACCTACGCCATCAACTCCATTGTATTTATTAACTATGTCGATTATATCTTGAGCATTATTAGCCCAACGTTCAGGTGCTGAGTTAGCATCTGTAAATGCCGTCTGATGAGTACAAAACGTTCTGTCGAAGAAAGTTACATCATTGTTTGCAGCTATTCTAAATGAGTTATGACCTAACGGCTCTTCACCACTTCTTGAATATAGTTTAATTGATGTAAATCGATTTTCGTTAGTATCCCAACCCAGTTTAATCCCGCCACCTGTTGCGTCACGAATATCTGTGTTTGCAGGCAATCCTTCAGAAAAATCATAATCATTAATAAACCAATTTAAATCGTGTCGTAGTTTACCACCAACGAAAACAACTGGTCCATTGATGGATCTAGTTGCCTCTATGCCAAATCGCGGATTAGACTCATATGGTATCTTTCTCCATTGCTGAATGAACGAGTTTAAATCTGGATCAATCGAGACGCCATTATCTTCAAGGAATTGAATAAAGTTATTTGCTTCTTCTGCTCTTGAAGTAAATCCATATTCTAGACCGTGTTGCCCATCCCTTACAAGAATAGTATTCACGGCTTCGCAAGTAGTGTTAGATACATGATCATTAGCACTGCATACAGTTTCTACAAATTCTCTAACGACTTCCATTCCCATAATTATGTCACTCTATAGTTAAAGTTGCGAGTACGACGACGGTTACCGTCTGTAAATGTTCGGTCACCATCACGTCCATCACGAATACGAACACGGCCGCCTGCGCCTCGGCCACCATCCCAAGTTGAGTCGCCGCGGTTCCCACCGGCTCCTACTCGAACTGAAACTGTACCAGGAGATGCAGCATACGTCCCTACTAATCTATCGCCTGCTTCTCCACCTTCACCGCCATTACCTTGGCTATCATTTTTTCCAGAGTCGACGTCACCTCCAGCTCCGCCTCCAGCAGCGCCCCATCGGCTAGCCGGTGCATCCAAGCCATTTTGACGTTGGTTTCTATTACCGCCTCCTCGGCCGAATGCAGATCCTTCGCCGGCCTGTCCGTTAACACCCCCAGAGTCTCCATTTGCACCACCAAGCCCACCTTCACAAAATACTACGTTAGTACTGTCTGGATTACGAACCCAAGAGTCTCCTCCGTTGCCAGCTCGACCGCCTGGGTTGCCATCCTCGGCACCACCGCCTCCGCCTCCGCCACCACCAATGATATCAATGCGAAGAGGAATTCCATCGGTTGCGCCATAAAAATGAGATAAGCGAATCTCACCTGATGTTGGTACATTATTATTCTGAGAAATATTAGGCACGTTTCCGCCTCCACGATAGTAGTCGTCTAAACTTCTATCGCCGCCAAATTCATTTCTTAAATCGTTGAGAGTAATTGTGCCGCTAGTCTGGAGTGCCATCTTTTAGCCTTTGTACTTCATCTTTCAATTCTTTAACTGCTTCGATGAGGAGGGCTACAAGGTTTCCGTATCTTACTGCTTTATGTTGACCGCGGGTTGGATGGTCAATCTCATAAACAAGGCCTGGGAGGACTTGTTCAATCTCCTGAGCAATAACACCTGTTACCATCTCATCTGGAGTGTCTTTATAGTTAAAAGTATATCCGCCAATTGCAGAAACTTTCTCCAATGGATTTTCAATTCTTTCTACATTTTCCTTTAAGGCAATATCAGATGTAGAGTAGTTTGTGACAACTTCGCCAAGGGCAAAAACATTGTTTGCTGTAATGTCAGCTTGGCGCATATCGACGTCACCATTAAAAACAGACGTGCCTTCAAATCTTGCATCGCCTTCTACGTTTAAGTCAGTTCCAACATCAATACCTTCTAATGACTCAATATTTGGGACCTTTAAGGTTCCGCCAGTACTTAGTTCAAACTTTGTATCGCCAACGCCTGTGTTAATAATAAATCTACGATTGGTAGAATCTTCAAGACCTACATCCCAACCTACAGTTCCATCTGTGTATTTTGTTTGGCCGCCACCAGATGAGTATTCAAAGGTAGCACATAGCTGTGACGTTGCAGCTGTAACTGCGATCGGAGAATCAAAATCTACGTCTCCGCCGTTTGTTCTGGCTTCAATTGTATCTGTTTTAACAGCCGTTGTAGCTGTTAAGTTTGTAGCAGTGAAATCACCGACAAGAGTGGCGTTACCGTTTGTGGTATCCCCGTTGCCTTGAGATGCTGTAAGTGTTTCATTTTTAAATAAGTCAACGAGCTCGTTTGTTTTGTCAAACCAGTTTTGAAACGTTTGAGCCGTGGTAATGTTTGTGATATTCGACTTTGCCATTTACTTAATCTCTAATTCTTCTAATTTTTCGCAAACCAGATCTAATTTTGTTTTAACAGACTCGAGTTCCTTGGTTAGAGATGCAACTCGCCTATGTAGTTTTTTCTCTACCTTATATTTATTTAAGGCTGCCGCATCCATATTTAAAACAGCATTAGAATTAGAGTCTCTAGTATGATTTATCATGTTAACGCAATCGCTCTGAAGTCTGCCACTGTTGGCACTCTGTGAATGTTAGGTGACAATAGATCTATTCGGATTGCAAATTTTCTGAATCCGACGAAGTCGCCACCGCCTGATGATGTATATTCCAAAGCTCCATCCGCGTTCTTATCGTCCTCAGATACTTGGAATACAAATTCTTTATAATCGTCTGCATTGGTTGAAGAAGAGAACGCACGAACACCATCTACTAATTCTAATTCAATCCAATCAATTGAGTCAAATGCTTGCCCGTCATATGCATGTTGTGGGCGAATATAAACTTTAATGTTTGTATCTTTTGGTCTATATCCAGTTACAAATACTTTCATGTCTTCTGCATCTAAGTTTTCAGCAAGTTCTACAACTGACGAAATATATTTTGCTGACGTATCATCTGTGTTGCCAATTTCATATTGATTAGCAAACAGCATTGAAGTTTCAATATCAATCAATGGAGATGACGTTGATTTATTTTCGTTAGTCATATTCACTGTAATATCAAATGGTTTTGTATCAGACAAGTTATTTGTTTTACTATATACAACTACGCCGTTTTGAGTAAAGTAGTTTGAGTCTGCAAACTTCATTGGATGATCATAATAATTGTTTGTATTATTTGAATCAACGAAGTTACCTTCAACGGTTGTTCTTGACACAGAATCATTTGTCTTCTGAATAATTGGCTGAATGTAGCTTAGATTAATATTATCCACTGTGCTAATGTCAGCTTCTACTCCGCTGTCTAAGCCATACACCGTGTTTGCAACAAAGTTATAAGTTGTTGTTGCAGAACTTTCATCTAGGTACAAGGTTTCTGGTCTACGATGATTGTGATAAGTTGCTTTACCTACTACAACAGGTCGGCCTTCAGCAACAGTAAACGAGACTTTATCTGTTGTTGTCATTTGCGTTGCGCTATCTACGCTTGCAATTTCAAGTATTTCTTTTCTTGTATTACCTGAGTCTTCAACCAAGATAAAGTCACCGGCTGAATACGTATCATCTAGGCTTACGCCTGAAATTACTTTAGTTCCAGAAACCATCGCAATGTCTGCATCGTCACCGTTATCGTTATCTTTAAGCTGATAGACATATTCGCCTTGAGTAAATTGTCCGTTCCAATCTGAAAGAGTTAAGAACTCTGGAGCATCAGCCGTAAGAGTAATAGAGCCTGAGCTTGCGTTGAAATCGTGGCGATATAAAGTAAACTTAATATCTTCGTCTTGATATGATTTCCATGCGCGATCGTTTGTTGATGTAAATAGTACACCATCACCCCAGTCTTGTACAACTGTTTGTCCTTGAGTGTCTCCAGGTGTGAGGTCAGTTTCACCAACCTTAGATGTGTACACAAGATAATTAGGATCATTTGCATCTGGTTTAATTACAATTGCGTATTCAGTTTCAGTCTCAAGTCTGACTGGCGCCTCAAAGTCGACGGTTGTTGCTACACTTGCGTCATCTGAAACACTTACTTGCGAAGGCTTTAAATGTACTTGTCCAAATGCCATGATTTCTGCAGAAGGATAGCCATTTACAACTTCACGAATCTGAATGTTTACTCCATTCACGTCTGATTTACGACGGAAGTATAAGTCGACCTTTGATAGCATTACTGTATCTACACCTTTACCCATACCTTTCTTAATAAAGAATGTTTGAGCAAGTGGATCGCCTCCGCCGTTGTCTGGCTCAGTAAATCTACGAGTCACGTTTCTTGATGTTGTGACTGTGCCGATGTCGATATCTGGTACGCGAGTTTGAAGTGTAGTTTTTTCTACGTCAATATTATATGCATGATATGTGAGTTTAGCTTCTGATGTACCGCCTGACTCAATGCTTGAATATTGGCTTACGTCAGCAACTTCAAGTTTGCGCTCGCCTACATAAAATGTTTCAGCAGGAATATCAAATACAGCTCGTAAAATACCATTTGCATCCGTTTCAACTGCATCGCCTTTTTCACCAAATCTATGAACGCTTCTTGCATTATCTTCATCTGTACCTGGTGAAACATGTGAGTTAATATCTTGTCCATCAAAGAAGAAATAATGACGTGTGTTAGGACGAAGACCTGCAATAAAGATCTTAACTTCTCTTGATCTGATAAACGGTGTAAATGCTACGTTAGATACAAAATCACCGACTTGGTTTTCGTTCGTATTTTCGTTTACTTCAACAGATCTTGTTCGAACAGTTTGCTCAAATACAGATGTAGTAGTACGGCCTCTTCGTGTTCTACTTACTAATCTTTCGCCGACTGTGCGTGATCCGGTAAGTGGCAAGAATTCTTGAATAGCATCAGCAAAATCTTGGAACGGCGTTGTAATATCAATTGTGACAGGAACCGGATTTACTACAGTATCTACACCAAAATCGTGTGATGGCGATAATTGGCCTACACCTTTATATTGGTAGAAGTTACTTACAGCATTTCTGAACGTTGTTGCATAAGGCTGATTAATAATACTTACATGTGAGTTTCTACTAATTGTACCTGTATCAGCAATTGCCGTTGTTGGGAAAAGAGTAGATGTAGTTGAAGATTTATATTTTAGATTAATTGGGAAAGTACTTACACGCGGTGTTAAAATTTCGCGATCAAACAGTACTGCCGAATCAAATAATGGATCTTCCATATTTGCAAATGTAAGATTCTTAAACGGCTCTGCTAAATAACCATTTTTAAATCTTGTTAAGCCATCTTCATCAAGAACATTCATATTTTCTACTGACTGCTCGAGTTGGCTTAATGCAACATAATATTCTAAACGATCAATACGATCGTCAATCTGAGCAATGTCGCTCATTGTATATCGTTTTGTTCCTTTGGCTCTTGTACGAATTGCATACGCTGGTTTCTTTTGGCGATCGGCATCATATGCACTTAGAGCAGGATAGCCTGGAATAAAGATTTCTGAAATAACCAGTTTGTCTGGTGAAACTTTTGGCGGTCCAGGGATTTGTTCTTCTTCACCTTTGACCAATTCAATCGTTCCATATGAATCAATTGTGACCAAATCAATACGAGCATCGTATGATTCAATATCCATGTTAAGCGATTCGTCATTTGCTGGAACTAAGTAATCTGTTCTGCTAAATGTAGGTGTTGTACCATCGGCCGCATCAGAAATTGTTGGAGCTGAACCCGCTGATGTATTAGTATAATCTGCCGCGGACACTTTGTCAACATGTGGTCTAAAATCAATTGATTCTCTTAAGTTGTACTTATTACCATTAGATGCTAGATATACATGAAGATCTTGAGATCGTATTTTATCAGCAGGTAATGTTTCGGAATCATCGTCTACAGGATAACTATTAATTGTAAAGAAGTAGCTTCCACCTGTTGGGTTTAGTTGGAATACTCCAAGTTGTATTGTAAGTGTTCCGTTGGCTGGTTTTGGCGTGCCTGGGATATATTCCATGTATGAAATATCATAATATGCATCTTTTTGGTTAGAATGCAAACGGAAACTATCTGTAAATTCTGTGCCTGAAGAATCTTCTGCGCTAATAATTTTATAAACGTCTGGGAAACCTAAGCTATATTTGTCTGTTCCATCTGCAAACGAAACTTTGATATATGGCTTACGAACAGTTTTATTATAAGGAGTAGTCAGCTGAATATTGCGGTTGTAATAAACAGTTGTGCCTGAGCCTGTTGCTGCGCCACCTACTGTGATAGTAAGAACAGAATCATTTGAAGAAGATACAGCACTTGTAATTGAACGGCTTGTGTTTGTGCCATCAACTACAACAACGTCTGAGTTATCTACATCATAATTATATAAACCACCGCCGTTATTAAATTGAATTGAGTTTCCACTGAAGGATAAACCAGTTTGATAAACGCGCTGTGGAACTGTAATATCAGTTGTACCTTTTACGCTGAATACGCCAGTATTAAAAATCATCGGCGAGCTTTTAAGATCTTGTACTAATGATCCGGCGTCGATTGATACATGACCTGCACCTGCGTCGATGCGATCCACGTCAGCAAAAGATTTACCAGCTGTTGTAATACGAGATCCAAATAGATAAATTTTATCCTGAGTAAGATTTCTGATAAAAGTTTTACCGATGGTTGTTGAACCTTCTTTCAGATCTGCTTCGGTAAAATCAGGATTTCCCGTACCCGAGCCAGAAATAGTACCTGTAATTCCCGTTACTTCAACATATCCACCATAGTGAACTGATACAGGTTGGTTTTCGTCAATGACTGTATTTGCAATTTGATCTACAGTAAATGATTGTTCACCGCCATTTTCTACACGGTAACCTTTTACGTATGCAATGCCAGGTGCTACAACAGCTTTGAGTACATCGTCGCGCTTTTCTGATCTTGTTTTAAATTCACTTACAATATAATTGCCAGATTCTTCGTATGTACGACGAGCCATTTCGTCGCCAAGGGCGTTGTACTGAGATACGTCTCTTAATTGAACAGCATTACCATCGACATATCTTGCTAATGTAAAGAAGTCTGCATCTTTGTCGGCAACCGATGTTTCTTTAACAACCAACTCTGGTGTAAGTTTTAATCTGTCAGCACCCGGCGCGTTTTCGTTTGTACTTCCGTTAGCGTTATCATAAAGGGATCCATCTTGCAATGAAGTTACAAGCGTTTCAGTTACTTCAAAGCCAACTGATTTTTCATCAGGTGATGCACTGTATTTTTCGACGATTACAGTTTGTGCTTCGGTAAAGAGGAAATTACCTTTTTGGAAAATTACACCTGGAGCAGACTGAATACCAAAGGCTTTGCCGGTTGGATTAGATTGAGTAGTTACGTTGATGCTTTTAATATTAAGTGAAGTAGTATCTAATGCATCACCAATATATTTGTATCTATTAATCTTAAGAAGTTCACCGGCCTGGAATGTTTTATAATTGCTTGTTTCGTTTGTTGTCAAGTAATTAATAAAGAACGTGTTTAAGTCTGGGGGACGAGTCTCAAAACCGCGTTCTGCTTGAATAATTTTAGCTTTCAGACCAGTAACAGCACCCTCAAGCTCGTAAACATAATCAACTTCAACATTATTTTCTGTTACTGTTTTACTAATATATGTTTCTACGTCAAAGTTTGCTGCATCTGTAAGCTTAACATATTCCAATTTACTTAGGTTTGTAAATGTGCACCCTTTTACAATTGAACCTTCTTGGAAAATGTTGTCACCAAATGTTTCGACTTGGTTTTGCAAAATACTTTGAAGTTGAGTAAGCTCTCTTGCCTGTACAGCATAGCCAGGTTTAAACAGAATACGATAAAACTGTTTTTCTTGATCAAAATCATCAAAATATGGTGCAATATTTAGATCTGTATTAATAGGCATCCGGTTTTACTTCCTTAAAATTCCAGTAACAATTTATATTCTTCTCTTGATTGATTTGTTCTATCTAGCGGAGAAAAATCCTCCATAAAATAAACCAAGCCAGAACGTTGTGTTAGTGGGGATTCTGTTACGTTATTCGCTACAGGACTATTTATTGAGATTGTCACACCTGACTCGTTCTGAAAATCTACATCTGGGTCAAGTGCAATATCGTTATTCCCTACAGGTGCGTGAACTCTATTATAATCATAGAGATAAACTGTATTTGATGCTGGTACAATTTCATGAACTTTAGCAGCAAAGCAAGTTTCGTTATCGTCATTTACCTGCGTAAGTACTTCATCTACAGTAACTGAAGCATAATCATCAGTTACGATTTTAATTCGGTTATCAAATACATCTGGCGCATATGCGGCAGCAGCGGTATTTGCTTCTTCCCACTCTGGTTCTTTTACAACACCGAGGTGAGAATAGTTATTTGTGGAACCAATTTGATTGTTATCTGACTCTGTAATGTAACCATACAGTAAAACGTGACGACAAGCTAATTCTTCAAGTCTGTCTGTGTTATGGCCACCCTTTGGCGATAATATTGGTCGTATTACAGCGCGAGCATCAGTAGACAACGCGTTGTCTGGATCAAAATCAACTAAAGGATCTTCAACCTTTGCTGTGACTGTATGGTAACCTGAACCTTTGTTTAATACCAATACTGAAGTAATTACACCATTTTCTACAATTGGCTTAGCCTCAGCTCCAGTTCCGTTACCAGAAATTGTAATTCTTGGAACGATTTCAAATGCAGCACCGTTTCCAACACCATCGCCTAACGGATCTGTTCCATCGGCCAACTGAATTTCTGCTTCTGCATTATCATCATTAAAATCATTGCCGTTTAAATCAGCACCATAAGAATAACGTGATATTCTATAGATGAGAGTAGTACCATCTGATTTTGTAATTACGGCAGACATTCCAGAATAATAGTTTGCAATTTCGTTTAATGGAAACTCTAAGCTTCCTCTGATTACGATTGTACCATCATTACCTGGTCTTTCAACAAGAGTTCCTGTTGCTCGAGCATAACCACTATTTGAATTAATATTTTCTACAAAAATCTGGTCAATAGCCGAACCGGTTTTTGTATCCAATGGATAGTTATTTGCATCCTCTGGAGTGTGATCGTTGTCAAAAGGTGCTATCTCAAAATCGTCAACAACTGGAATAAAACCAACTGCGTTATATGCCTCAAACTCTGCTTGAGTGAGTTTGTACATATACTTCCAAATGTATCCGTCAGCTGTTCTATAAATCTGTTCGGTAGTGGTTGCATTAAAGTTTGGTGCCGTTGATACTTTGCCGCCATTGTTATTAAACAAACATTTATAAACTCGGTAATCACCAGTATCGTTAATGCTCGGTCCAACTACGCAATAAAATCTTTCACCTTCTAGACTTACGGTGTCGTCGTATTGAACGAAGCTCTGACCTGCTTGCCATGGATAATATTTAATCATGAATTTACAGTCAGAGTTTAGAATCTTTTTACCAAAAATGACTTTATCTAAAAAGTTGTTTTTGCTTGCAATGGAATTGACTACGTTAATCCTATTGTCAGATGTAGAAATAGCTGACACAAAGACATAGTAATTGTTGTTCTGCAAATCATCGTAGAACAATCGCACAGTATCAGTTTTAAGTATTGATGTAAGTGTTTCAGCCATTCGTTATCTTACCTTTGCCTTTTCATTATTTATATTAACTCACCGTGATTGAATTTGACATCGCACTGTGGAATTGACAGATGTAGTAATAAGTACCTGCACTTCCAACTGTCCAATCAACATTACCACTTTCTGCACCATTATTTGTTACGCCGCTTGCAGTACTTCCTGTTCCAGTAACTTGCGCCGTCTTAACATAAAATGGATGCCCCGAAGCATTAACAGTAAATCTTACTTTATCACCAGCGTTAAATGCAAGTGTAGGGTTATTTCCAGATATGGATCCGTTTCTATCGCTACCTGATAATGTGTA